CCTGTTACTTCGACTCCCTTTTTGAATCATCTTTTAGCAAACTCATAAGTATCTAAAGATACATGAGATTTACTAGGTGATAATTCAACACCTAAACTTTTCATTATCTTCATATATCTCTTAGCAACTTTATCGTTATAGATAACGATATCATCACCAAGTAAGATATAATGAGAAAATGGATAAACATCTTCTAGATATGCAGAAAACTGCACAACTAGATGATGTGATAAAGTAAAGGCGGCTCAAGAAGAATAACTACCCATTGGCTGACCAACGCTATATTTGAACTGAGAATGTTCATAATTATAGAATCGATCAGCAATAAGAGTACTCCACTTGGATGCTCAAAGAGAATCGTTAAAAATAACACTTAACAATCTTCTTTGAACATGCAAAGGAAATCTGTCAGTTGCAGCTGTTAAATCCAAAGATCAAAACCTTTGATCCACCGGTTTATCTTTGATGCATGGATCTTGAGTAAAAGTCCTGTCTTGAGGCATCTTTCTAAGTAAATTAAAAAGAGTATCATGGACAGGGCGTAATACCACTTGTGATCAATAATCACTAATGGCAATTACTCTCATTTTACATTCAGGATCTTTAACAACGGCTAATTTACCAGTACCATTTACCTCAGAAGGTTTCTTAACAAATATTGATTTGTAGTTACCTTCATCTGGAGTGATATTGAGTTTTTCGCTATTGTTTCATGCTCAATTATAAATCTTCTGAAAATATTCCTGAAATTTAAGAGTCCCAAAATCCAATATGATTTGCATCTGAGGGTAACTTAAAAACAAAATTGTATTTAAACTACCAGCAGTTGCTTTTCCTATTGGACCGGTTTTAGTTGATAAATAAACATCACTAAAATCAGCTTTTGGTATCTTAGATTTCAAATTAAAATCCATAACAAATTTCTTGATAAAGCCTCGAGGTATTGTGTACCTCTTGTCCAGACCAGGATCAGTTATAGTATTTAATTTTATTGGAATATCTTCATCCTTTTTTGGAGTTAATGTTCTGGATATACCTAATAAAGTTAAACAAAATTTAATTTCATTAAGTTTACCAGATTCAATTAACGATTTAAGGTGAGAAAAGGCCTTTGGAAAACCATCCTTATCAAGCCCTATAAACATATCATTATGTTTTAAAGGCTGACCACAAAGATACCGTGTTATATGTAAACGACATTGTTTTAATGTCTTAACAGTATAAAGTGTACCATTGTGTTTAAGTAACTTACAAATAAATTTAAAAGTTATCTTAATAAGGATTGTACAATTATTTACATTATGATATAATAATTTTGATAGTCTCATTACGAGATTAAAAAGATTAATGTTCATATTTAAATTATTTGTATAAGCTTGCTCTATCTGCTTCATGTCGTATGGGTATAAATCCCATCAGGCCAGTAATTTTGAAAAGGGCTTTGATTCCCTTACTACTGGCTTTCGCAGGAAGTAGTGACCTCATATGAGGAACTGCAGAATTTTTATAACAATGCGGAGCTTGCTCACATTGAGAGGTAGATAACTTTTAGTCCCGTTAGGGAAAGTCATAGTAACAGATCATACTACCGTAGATCTAAGCGGCATATATAGATTTATCTATATATGGGGTGTTACAACCCGGT